GGAGGAAGCGGAAGCTGCTGCCGCCAAAGAGGACGAGGAGTCCGAGCGCGCCCTCGCGGAACTGCAGGCAAAGGCACTGCAGGAGGAGGGCGTTGACAAGAGCGAAGTGCGCGCTGAGGAGTCCGCTGAGGAGGAAGTCCCGCAGGACAAGAAGACAACGCCTGCAGACATGAAGGTAGTTAATGGTGAAACATACTACCTGACGGTAATTAACGGTAAAGAGAAGTGGCTGACACTGCCACAGCTGCGGGCGACGGCACAAAAAGTTGAAAGTGCGGATGAATACTTGTCAGCGGCAGCAGAAGCTGTTAGGAATGCTGCACGGCTAGATCTATCCTCCAAAAAGGAGGACGAGCCCAGCAAAGTCGAGAAAGTCGACTTGGAGAAGATCCTCCGCTCCGTAGCAATGGGGGATGAAGAGGCGATTCGAACACTTGCATCTGTCGTGCAGGGCCTGCAGGAGGCCCGCGCAAAACCATCCGAGGTGACTCCGGACGTTTTGCAACAGATCGATGAGCGTTGGTCGTTTCGGCGTGCGGCCGAGTGGTTTGAAGAGACTTACTCAGACCTGTTGGCGGATCCGTTCCTGAAGAAGCTCGTGTACGAGCGTGATGCGGAGTTGGCAAACGACTCTCCCACGCTGCCGTATAAGCAGCGGCTGAAAACCGCTGGCGATGAGATTCGCGGCTGGATTGCAAAGAGAACGGGTGCCACGGGTGTGAAGGCGAGCGCTTCAGAAGCCAAGGCTGACCGCAAGAAAACGATCGTCAACATGCCCGGTGCTGCCGCAAGACAGGCCCCGCCTGCTGACGAGGAAGCCGAAGAGTCCACGGCGGACGTCATCGAAAAGATGGCCAAAGCGCGTGGGCAGGCACGAGCAATCGTGCACAGGCCAACACATCGAGTGTGAGTCACGCCCATATCCCATGAGGAGCTTCGCGTGACCACTTAGGGGAGTCACGCGATATGGCAGGGCAGGTTTGGGCGGTTAACTCACTCGGCGGCTACTTCTACAGCCGTCAGCTTTCCAACGTGTTGCGCATGAACGTGCAGCCGTTGACCAAGTTTAGGCAATTCGCCGACGTTCATGACGTTAGTCAGCAGGGGAAGAAGAAAGGAGATACCTTCACCTGGGACGTGGTTTCAGACGTTTCTGTGGCCGGCACGGTGCTCGTGGAAACTAACACGATGCCCGAAACCAACTTTGTCATAACGCAAGGGACCTTGACGATCACTGAGGCCGGGAATAGCGTTCCCTACTCGGGCAAGCTGGACAATTTGTCCAAGTTCCCGGTCGAAGAGATCATCAAAAAAGCCTTGAAAAATGACACTGTCAAGGCGATCGATCGCCTGGCGTGGGCCCAGTTCAACCAGACGCTGCTGCGGGTTATCCCGGTCGGGGGTACCTCGGCGAGCGCCGTGACGCTCTACACCAATGGCACGGTCACGGGCACGAATTCGGTGGCGTACAACAACAGCCACGCGAAGGCGATCACGGACGTGATGAAGGAGCGCAATATCCCGGCCTACATCGCGGATGACTACTACAGTCTCGCGTGGCCGACGACGTTGCGGACTTTCAAGAACTCGTTGGAGGCCATCCATCAGTACAGTGATACGGGGTTTGCCCTGATCATGAACGGTGAGATCGGCCGCTACGAGAACACCCGTTATATTGAGCAAACAAACATCGCAAAGGGAACGGGTACCGATGGGGTGACCACGACACCGTGGACCAACGGGCTCTCGGATTGGATCTTTTTTTACGGGAACGATACCGTAGCCGAAGCGGTGGCAGTCCCTGAGGAGATGCGCGGCAAGATTCCAACTGACTTCGGCCGGTCGAAGGGAATCGCCTGGTATTATTTGGGCGGATTCGGGATCGTGCACACTACCGTGATTAATACCAGAATTGTTAAGTGGGATTCTGCCGCGTAGCGGGCGTGGTGGCGTTGGAAACATTGCGACTGTTGGAGTAATACCGACACTATGTCACGCATCTCATGGGAGGTGCGTGATGGAACTGACTTGTAAGTGGTGTAATGAAACGAAGGCGGAGACGGAGTTTCTGAGGAGGAATACGGCGCTGCCGTATTCACAGTCGAATGTTAGATGCTGTAGAACGTGTAATTCGCATCGGAACCGAGAACGGTATTGCGACCCCGGAATTCGATCGAAGCAGCTCCGGGCTAACGCAAGATGGCGGCGAGAGCATCCGGAGAGGATGGCGGCATATACGGCTGCGTTTTATGAGCGCAACCCTGCACAACAGCAAGCCCGAGCACGGGTCCGCCATCTGCTTCGCGCAGGATATTGGACAAGGCAACCATGCGTGGTCTGCGGAGAGATCGAAGGAGTGGAGGCCCACCATGACTCCTATGCTCCGCAGCACTGGGAATTGGTGAGATGGTTATGCAAGAAACATCACGAGGGTTGGCATCAGTTGCTTGACCCTCGCAAACGGGTGCTTCTTGAAGGCGCGCTCTCAACGGCACAGGGCCTGCGCCATCAGGCGGCTGGTTACCTGGGAGAGGTGAAAGCTCTTCGAGAGGAGTATCGGAAGGTTTCGGACGAAGCATCTCATTTGGAGCTGTCGGCGTGGACGAAAGTGATGGAAGCGGCTGAGCCGTTGTTCCAGGAATTTTTGAAGGCTGCGACATGATTACCTCACTCCTAGTTGTCTTTATCGCGCTGTGCATCGTCGGGCTGATTGTGTGGGGCATCCAGCAGATCCCCGGCGTACCGCCGATTGTCAAGGTGGTGGTGTACGTCGTGGTCGGGGTGTTCTTGCTGCTGTGGCTGTTGAATTACGTGCAAGGCGGCCACGTGAACTTGGTGCGTTGATGACGGTGTCGCGCATCGGGAGAGCATGATGCCAAAGCCACGGGTATACGGAACTCCGATCGGAATTGCTGGCGGGCCGTCTGAGAAGCCTTCCGGGGATTCCGGCCGACCGAAGCCCGCTCCGCCTTCCACGGAGCGTGTTAGAGCCGAGATATCCCGCCTGTACAAGGCTTCCGCTGCGGTCAGGAAACGGGCTCGTGGTTCTTCTGCTGCGCCCTCGAAGCCGCGGGGCTCGATGCCGCTGGTTGATCGGATCATCGAGGAAGAAAGCAAGTGAGTGTGGGATGTGTAACGACACCGATCCGCGCGAAGCGAAACGTGTTGCCGAAATGATGCACTGGGCTTTGACCCAGCGCGGTTCTCCCAATGCCCGCTCGGACCGGCCTGCCCCGGTGGAGCCTGGAAGGGCCAATAACGCTCGGGAGGCGGGCAAAGATGATGGGAGTTAGACGATGTCACTGAAAAACATGACGTACGACCAACCGAGCTACACCGCTCGGGTCGGTACGTTCAACTCGATCATGACCGCCGGCAGCGCGGGTGTGAGCGGTAAGTTTGTTGCGTTCGCGAACCTGTTGCTGTTCTCGCTGAACACTTTCACCACCATTGCCGGTACCAGCACGTACACGGGGGGTCTGACCGGCGGCCCTGCGGGAGTCAATGCCACCACCGGTGTGGCGGTAGCCTCCACACAGTTGAGTTTGATCCGGATCACCAACACGGCGTCGGCCGGCGCGACCATTGCGCTCTCCACCTCGACGGTTGGGCCGTTCACGGTGGGAGGTGTGTTCCTGGGAGCGGGTGGCACGGCGACCAACCAGATTGGGGGCTATAACCAGTTTCCACTCAACACCAGTTCCGGCACGGCTGGCTTTGGCGGTCTTGCGATCAATCAGGGTGATCAGGTGTACATTGTCAACGGGACCGATGCCACGGCAGTGGAGTTGATCTCGATCGACTATCAACTGCAGCCGCTGGCCTCTGTGGTCGCGTAAGGAGAAGACAGATGGCGATGAAGAAAGCACCCGGCAAGGGGAAAGCGGGTCCGGATCGGATGGATGTCATCAAGGCAGCCAACGCTTCGGATGATGCGAAAGGCCTTGCCGATGAGAACGTGCTGCCCGCCACGGGCGGCCCGAGCCTCGATCGAGCCGGCATTCAAGACTCGGGTTATCTCGACAAGAAGGGCACGCCCTCGGGCGTGGATGTGTTCTTCAACTGCCTGCCCCCGGGGATGAACATCGAGGATCAATACTTGGCAGACATCCGTGAGGAGCCGATCAAGTACATCACCGATCTCGGCTATCCCGGAGATGGCTGGTCGTAACAACTCACTCATTTTTGCGGTAACTACTTCAGTAAGAGGGCCCCGTTCGCGGGGCCTTCTGCTTATCGGAGTTTGTAATGAGCAAGATCTGCCAGGAAAAGTTCGAATACCGGGCGCCGCTCGAGAAACCTGAAACCCGTGACTGGGTGAGTGACCAGTCTGCACGAACGCAGAAAGGTCTGCGTGCCGGGGAGTTGGCGCACTACAACTGCCTGCCTCCAGGATCGGATGGGGAGGATCAATACATCACCGATCAACGCACGATGCCGCTCAGCATGGGCGGTGAGACCGATGTATCCAAGGACTGGAATCCCGAGGCCGTCCGCGCTGGATTCTCCGCTTACAAGATGCGTCCGACCGATGATTTGTACTCGAACGAGCACTGCGACGCTTTCTATGGATCGGTCATTGTTGATGGTGTCGAGGGTTTTCTGGAACGCAATAACACCCTTGATAGGCAATAGATGGAATACGCAAAGTGTAAAGGCAGCCAGGTCAAGAAGTGCTCCGTTGAGAGTTGCGACCGTGGAGTAGTGGGTCGCGGTCTATGCAACAGGCATTGGGCGCTAGATAAGCGAAGGCGCTCTGGTATCAAACAGAGGGGCGTTGACAAATGCAGCGTCGATGCCTGCGGCGAACTGACACACGCTAAGGGGCTCTGCAACCATCACTATCTTCGCTTTCGTCGCAACGGCACCACTCAACTATCCAGAGCGCGCATGGGCACGGGATACGTATATCCAGGACGGGGATACCGAATCATTTCTGTCAAAGGCAAGCAAACACAGGAGCATCGGTACGTCATGGAACAGATCATAGGCAGACCCTTGTTACACGAGGAAAGTGTTCATCACAAGAATGGCGTGCGAGACGACAATCGCCCAGACAATCTTGAGCAGCGTGTTGAAGATAAGGTGACCTGGGCCATCGAGCTTCTCCTTCTCTATGCACCGCAGAAACTCATGCCTGCGTTGCTCGACAGCGATTACGTACCTCACGACGCATACCTCAAGAACGAGTGGCTCGTATGACCGCTCCCGTCATTCCCAACCAGGCGGCGGTCGCTGCCATCCTGATCGACCCCACCAACGGGATCCCTTATCGACCCGGGCAGGCGGACACGCCGTCCGTCCTTCCCATCCCGAATCAGGCCGCGCTCGCGTGCAGCTTGATTGACCCCATCACAGGATTGCCGTACCGCTAATGACTGCTCCCGTCATTGCCAATTCCGCAGCGCCGGTTGGAATTGTACTGATCGACCCGGCGACGGGGCTGCCGTACTCTGCTGCCGGAGGTGGGGTTGCGTTCTCGGCCGGTACCAACAGCTTCTCCTCAGGCACGTTGGTGCTGTCGAATTCCAATGGCATCACCTTTGGCATGGGGACCAATGGGGTCATCACCGCCACCGTAACTCCGGGAGCCGCTGCCGGCATCGCAGCCGTTCAGCTCCCGAATACCACCTATACCTCGGGTACCGTCAACTTCCTTAACTCCAATGGGCTGTCGTTTGGCAGTACCACCGGAGGCGGGGTGACTGCCTCGTATACAGTCCCTGCTGCGACGGTTTTCAGTAACTCCAACAACGTCTCCTTTGGACTGAACGGCTCCACGGTCACGGCAACCGCCACCCTCCCCATTGGGATTGGCGGCGCTGCGGCGGGCACACAGACGGGCACGAGCGGCACGTTGGTGTTCGCCAACTCCAATGGCCTGACCTTTGGGATGTCGGGCTCAAGCCAGGTGACTGGCAGTTACACCGTCCCGGCCGCGACGGTCTTCTCCAATAGCAACAACGTCAGCTTTGGATTGGCCGGCTCCACAGTCACAGCGACTGCGACGTTCGCCGGCGGCGGGGGCGCGGCGATCTCCGCCGCCGGCTCCAGTCAGAGCGCCGGCACTGTCGTGTTCAGTAATTCCAACGGGGTGTCGTTCGGCATGAACGGCTCAACGATCACCGCGACGGTGACCCCGGGGGCTGCCGCAGGGGTTGCCGCAGCGGCAGCAGGCACGCAGACCCAGACCAGTGGCACCTTGGTCTTTGCCAATAGTAATGGGCTGACGTTCGGTCTCTCGGGCTCAAGCCAGCTCACAGCGAGCTATACGGTTCCCGGCGCGACGGTCTTCTCCAACAGCAACAACGTCACTTTTGGGTTGAACGGCTCGACGGTGACGGCGAGCGCAACGCTTCCCACTGGGCTGTCAGCAGCGGCCGCCGGCACACAGACCCAAACCACCGGCACATTGAATTTTGTCAATTCTAACGGATTGACGTTTGGGATGTCGGGCTCCAGTCAGCTCACCGCCAGCTACACGGTTCCCGGCGCGACGGTCTTCAGCAACTCCAACAATGTGAGTTTCGGGCTGAACGGTTCGACCATCACGGCCACGGCGACCGTCGCGCAGACGAACCAATCCCTCGGCATCTACGGTTCGAGCCAGACCACGGGGCAGTCCAGCTCCAGCACGGTGGATGCGCGTTCACTCTCGGTGGTGGGGGCCGGCGTGATCTCGGTGGGCATGTCGGGTGGGTCGCTCTTGATCTCCGCTCCGGGGACCACGGGACTCACGCAATTGTCAGCCGGCATGTCGACCGGCGGCAATACCACAGGCACCACGGGCCTTGCGAGTGCCCAGCTGGTACTGGCAGGCGGATCCAATATCACCCTATCCGGATCCACGAACGCAGGCTCCATGACCATCACGGTAGTGGGTGGAGCCGGCGGTGCGTCCGTCAATTTCTCCGCCGGCACCACCAGCAACAATCTGGGCACCGTGGTGTTCTCGAACTCAAACGGGGTGTCCTTCGGACAAAACGGGTCCACGATCACCGGCAGTGTCGCGGCCCAGACGAACCAATCGCTGGGGCTGTACGCGTCCAGCCAGACAGTGGGTCAGTCATCGAGTTCCACGGTGGATGCCCGTAGCCTCACGGTGGTGGGGATGGGGGATCTCTCAGTGGGGCTCTCCGGTGGCTCGTTGATCCTGAGCCACCCGGCGGGAGACTTCAACTCGGTTGGCGTGAGCAACATCGGCAATACCGCTGGCAACACCGGACTGGTCTCCCAGCAGCTTGTCTTGGCCGGTGGCAACAACATCACGTTGAGTCAATCGACAGTCGCCGGGGGTAATGGCACGGTCACGATCTCGGGGGCAAATCAGACCAATCAAACGGTCGGCCTGTATGCGGTCGGGAATACGACCCAGAATAGCTCCACGACCCTGGACGCCCGCACGTTGAGCTTTGACGCCTTGGGCGCGATGACGGTGGGATACTCCAATGGCAGCGTTCAACTGTCGGTGCCGGTCACCTCCAGCCTCTCCGCTACGGGACAGGTGTCGATTTCCACCAATGGCAGCACAATCAGCATTGGCGTTCCCTCCTATGGCACGCTGTCCTATTGGGATAATCAGTTGCTCGCTGGCTCGATGGGTGGATCGCAACTGGGACAGGGCAGTGTGGTGGTGCAGCCATTGGTCCTGGAAGACTATCTGTCGATCTCTGCGCTGCGCGAATTCATCTCCGTCTCCCTGTCCTCTAGCAGCAACTCCAGCTACGCGGGAACAGTCTCGATTCAAGGCGCAATCTACACGAAAAATGCGTCGACACTGTCGCTCGCCTCGTCTGGCTCGCAATCGTATGCCTTTACCAACACGTCGAATAACTCGACTGCATCCTTGTCGGGAATGCGCGGTCTGACTCTGCCTCTGAATGCTTCCCTGACCCCTGGAAACTACTGGGTCGCACTGTGGTCCTCTACCGCCTCTGCGAACGCTAATTGGTTCACGATCAGTAATGTGGTGCAGTCGCAAGCCGGCCTCACGTACTCCGGCCTCCTGGGAGTCGCCTCTAACGCGACTAACCAGATCTCATTCGGCGGTGGGATCTGGAGCACAACAAGTGCGGCAATACCCTCGTCGATCGCATTCGCAGCCATCACTGGGATCGCAGCGAACCTGATTCCGGGTATCAACCTTTACAACATGACAGCGTGATATGAGTCTGATCCTGTCCGGAGGAAAATTTATTTCCTCCGGCGGTGGACTCTTGTCTACAGGTTTAGGCGATGGCGCTCAAATCAGTGGCGGGACGGTCACGATTACGCGAAATGCGGGCGGTTTT